GGTGCATTTTACAAGCAGGTGTACGGCGGCAGCGCCGATATCTGGATCCGTACTGCGAGCAAGCACTTCAACAGCGATGACTACCCTGAGGCGACTCAGGGCCGGCGGCGCAGTGGTTTCGTTGAGGAAAACGACAACCGCTTTCCTCTGGCGAAAGCCAAGGTATCACTGGAGCAAGCCCGGCCGCACTTTGAGGCGTGGATCAAACGTGCCGATGAACAGCTGCTGGTTGTCCTTGAGCAAGAGCTCAACTACGAACTGCAGAAGTATCTGAAGGGGAGCGCTAATGTCCGATGAGCCGTTCAGCCTGAGTCAGCTGTACCAGGCTATCGAGCAACACCTGACGGAGCATCTGTCGGGCATCAAGGCGGTTGTGTTTTGGCCGGATATACAGGAAAACCAAGGCATTCCACTGCCGTCTGTGTTTCTCGAAATGGCTGAGTTTGAACCGGGTATCGATATCGGTACTGGCGAATCCAGCCTGGTCTGCAAGTTTGAGGCCCGGATCATTGTTGACCCAATACTAGCCAATCACCATGAGCAAGCTGTACACCTGGTGTCGCAGTTGGCGGTGCTGCTCCGACAGCAAAGCTGGGGCCTTGACGTCAACGTCGCGCAATTTGAGCGAGCCACTCAGGATTGGACCAAGCCTGAGCTGGATGGCTATGTTGTGTGGGTAGTCGAGTGGACTCAGCAGGTCTATTTGGGGTTGGAGGTTTGGCCTTTCCCTGAAGAGAAGCCGAGCATGCTCAAACTCAACCGTCTGGAGGCGTACCGTGCGGGTGATCAACCGGGTGGTGCGCCATGAGCTGGGCCCAGGGCGAACACGACCGCATGATCGCGGCCATGTTGATGCCGTGTGTAGTGGTCGGGGTGGATCTGATGGCCCCGGCCGTGCGGGTCAGGTCGGGTGAGTGGGTGAGCGCCTGGGTGCGCTGGCACAGCCAGTCTGCAGGGAAGGCTCGTCACTGGCGTGCACCTAGCCTGGGCGAGCAGGGGATTTTGTTCAATCCCAGCGGCCAGGCAGGAATGGGCACGTTTGTACCCGGGCTGTATGGCGGCGCCGGTGCCCCACCGGATAACCGTGATCATGTCGAGGTGTGGCGGTTCGATGATGGCGGCTCCCTGGTCTACGACTGGAAGGCCAAGAGCTACACCATCACTTTGCCCACGGGCACGGTGACCATCAAAGTAGGTGCGACCGAGGCGGTTGTTACGGATAACGCGGTGACGGTCACGACGGCCAACGTCAAGTTGATTGCAGACGTTGCCATTGAAGGTTCTTTGTCCGTTACGAAAAACGTAGCGGTTCAGGGCTCCTTGCACGCGGTGAAAGACATCACCAGTGCCGGCAAGATCCTTGACGCTGGCGGCAACAGCGCGAACCACAAACACTAGCCGTTCAATTTCACAGGCCCGCCGCGAGCGGGCTTTTTTGTGCCCGGGAGAAACCATGGCCAAGACTTCTGAAACACCCGTTGCCGGCGCTGGGTCTGGCTCAACGTTTCGCGACAAGCTCTATACCTCTCGCACCCTGATTCTGCCCGACAGTGGCCGCGCTCTTATGGTCCTCAAGCAGCGTGTTTCGGTGCCGGCAACTGACGCTGAAGCGCTGGATTACCTCAAATCCAACGAGGAATTCGAACTACTGCAGGAGTGACCTAGATGATCGGAATGGACCGCCACACCGGCCAGCCCATTTCGGGCACTGCGCATTTGCGGCAGAGCATCGCTGACATTTTGAGCACTCCACTGGGCAGTCGCCGGCAGCGGCCGGAGTACGGCAGCAAGTTGCGTCGCTACGTGGACTTGCCGGTTAACGAGGGCTGGAAAGGGGCTGTCCAGGCCGAGGCGAGCAGAGCTTTAAGCCGCTGGGAGCCCCGCCTGAAGCTGGAGCGCGTTCAGGCCGTTTCTGTCCTGGGCGGCCTGATCAAGATCCAGGTCACCGGTGTTTACCTGGGCGAAAGCGTGCTGGTGGAGGTAAGTGTATGAGTGTTGTTGACCTGTCGGAGTTGCCGGCGCCGGACGTGCTTGAGCCTCTGGATTTTGAGGAGGTCTACACGGAGTCGCTCGGTGTCTTCCGTGAATTCATGGGCGACAACTGGAGTGCGCCGCTTGAGAGTGATCCGGTGGTCAAGTTGTTGGAGGCCGGTGCTTATGCGCGTATCGGTGATCGCGCCCGGGTAAACGATGCCGCCAAGGCATTGATGCTGGCCCATGCGATTCGTGGCGACCTCGATCAGTTGGGGGCGAACGTCAACACGCCGCGCCTGGTGATCCAGTCGGAAGACCTTCGCGCAGTGCCGCCGGTGGAGCGGATCACGGAAGGCGACGATGCCTACCGCGAGCGGATCCAGTTGGCCTATGAGGGCCTTACCACTGCGGGGCCGCGCAACAGCTACAAGCTGCATGCGCGCAATGCGTCTGCCCTAGTGGCGGACGCGTCGGCGGAAAGCCCGTCGCCGGCGTGCGTTACGGTAACGGTGCTGGGGTTGGAGGGGGATGGGGCGGTAGACCCTGAGTTATTGGCCGTGGTAGCCCGTGCGCTCAATGATGAAAACGTCCGGCCCTTGGGCGACCGACTGACGGTGCAAAGCGCCCAGGTACTGCCGTATCGCATTGACGCGGTGCTGCACATGAAAGGCCCAGGCCCTGAAAGCGCTGTCGCTCTGGCCGAAGCGGAAAGGCGCCTCGCTGCGTGGGTCAACCCGCGCAAACGCCTTGGCGTCGAGGTGGCGCGTTCCGCTGTAGACGCGCAACTGCACGTTCCGGGGGTTTCACGCGTTGAGTTGATCGACTGGCAGGATCTTGCTCCCACGCAGGCACAGGCGGCGTTCTGCACGGGCCACAGCGTCAAGCTGGGGGAGTGACATGAAGAGTCTACTGCCGATCAATAGCTCTCAGCTAGAACGGGCGATTGAGGCGGCGAGCGCGGATCGAACCGTGATCCCGCTGCGCTCTCTCTATAACCCTACGACGTGCCCCGTTCATTTGCTGCCCCACCTTGCGTGGGCCTGGTCTGTTGATCGTTGGGACGACCGCTGGACGGAGGCGGCCAAGCGCAATGCCATACGGGCATCGTTTTACATCCACTCCCGCAAGGGAACCATCGGCGCACTGCGCCGCGTGGTGGAGCCACTCGGCTATCTGCTGGAGGTGATCGAGTGGTGGCAGACGGTTCCCGAAGGACCGCCGGCGACGTTCGCCCTGAGGGTCGGAGTACTTGACACCGGCATTACTGAAGAGATGTTCAGTGAGCTGGAGCGCCTGATTGACGACGCCAAGCCCGTGAGCCGGCATCTGACGGGGCTCGACATAACGCTCGAAACTCGCGCTAACGCCTATACCGGCTTCGCTGTTTATGACGGTGATGAAATCGACGTTTACCCCTGGGCCAACCCCGATATCGACGTGGTGATTCAAGGCCATGCAGGCGTAAGCGAATACACCCTCGACGAACTGGATGTGTACTCACATGGTTGATAAGAATTCTATTTTTGGCGGCATGATCACCACGCAGGGGGCCGCCAAGAAGACCAACTGCGATGCCCTCGGTATTCCGTGGGAGCCGCGTTACATGTTGATCGGCGATGCGAACGGCACCGATCCAGTGCCCAGTCCTTCGCAGACCAAGCTGGTCAATCAGGTTTATCGCGCGCAGATCAATCAGCTGCGGATATCTCCGACTGACGCCAATGTGCTGATTGCCGAGGTGGTGTTACCGCCCGACGTGGGTGGTTGGTGGGTGCGCGAGTTGGCCTTGGAGGACAAGGATGGTGTGTTTTCTGCGGTGGCCAACGCGCCGCCGAGTTACAAGCCAGTGCTGGCCCAGGGCTCGGGGCGCAATCAGGTGGTGCGGATGCACATCATCACCAACGGCACCTCGAACATTCAGCTCAAAATCGACCCGGCGGTGGTGCTGGCTACGCGTCAGTATGTCGATGAGGCGGTTAACGGCCTTCTGCCGGCGAACAAGCCTGCTGGCACCTACACCAAGGTGACGGTCAATGATCGCGGCGTTTTCGTTTCTGGATCTAGCCCGACCACGTTGGCGGGCTATGGCATCACAGACACGTATACCAAGGACCAAATCACGGCAATGATCGCCCAGGCCTCGGCTTTGCCGGTGGGCTCGATGATCGGTTCCCCGGTAGGCAAGGTCGCGCCGGGCTTTCTGGAGCTGGACGGTAGCGTCAAAAGCGTTGCGGCTTATCCAGACCTGGCGACGTTCCTGGGCGGCGCGTTTAACAAGGGCGACGAGGGCGCCGGTAACTTTCGCCTGCCCGAGTCGCGCGGCGAGTTCCTGCGTGGTTGGGACCATGGGCGCGGGGTTGATGCGGGACGTGCAATAGGCAGCTATCAGGCTGATATGTTGAAGAGCCATACCCACGGCGCCAAGATCAACCAGGGAGCCGCGGGTTCAGGCTTTACTACGATCTATAGCTCCGGCACGCAAAACAATAGCGAGGTTTACATACAAGCCGAAGGCGGTGTCGAAACCCGGCCTCGCAATTTGGCGGTGATGTGGTGCATCAAGGCCTGGAACGCACCGATCAATCAGGGAAACATTGATATTGCTGCGCTCGCTGCGTTGGCAGCGCAGGCGACCGAAAACAATCAGGGCACCGCGAAGGTGGCCACGCAATCCCAGGTTGATTTGGGCGTTGACGATGCAACGATTGTCACCCCGAAAAAGCTCCGTGCGGGCTTCCGTGTTTCGCTGGGGGTCAATGGGTACATCTGTTTCCCGAGCTGGATGGGCGGTTTGGTCTGGCAGTGGGGGAACAAGGCGTTTACGTCTGGCGCGTCATCGCCTTTTGCTATGCCTTTCCCGGTTGAGGCGCTTATTGCTTGGGCGGTCCCCAACTCAATCGTGGGGGGTAGCCCAAGCACTGTGGCGGCTAACGTCCAGTCTTTGACCACCAACGCCATGATTCTTAGCTGGACTGCCGGCGGGACTTACAACTTCTTCTGGTTCGCATTGGGGCGCTGATATGTCGGGAATGTTTGGTGTTTTTGATGGTGAAGGCCTATTTCAGCGGCTACTTATTTCTGGGGTTCACTCGATCCCGCCGAGCGCTGTCAAGCTTAGCGATGCTGTAGCAAACGAGATTCTTCAGGGTCCTGATTTGGTATGGCGAATTGACGGGAAGGGCGTTGTGTCGTCGGCAGAGCCTGAGCCTTTGCCAGTTACTCGCGAGCAGGTCGAAGCCCTGCGGCTGCGCGCTTACGCTGATCCTCTGACTGGATCCGATCGTTACTTCGCTGAGGCCCAGCGTATGCAGGTGATGGGGGAAGATGGGTGGGAGGGGGTGCGCGCTGCTGGCGTCGCTCGCTTCGAGGCTATTCAATCCCTCTATCCCTGGTCGCCGCCTGATATGGCTTAGCCAAAATGACGCCCCGCACTGACGGGGCGTTTTCTTTTCCGTTACGCGTAATACGAACAACCCACGGCCTCGCTTATGCGGGGCTTTTTCGTTTCTGGAGATTGCCCTATGAGTTTCTTTCACGGTGTGACTGTCACCAACGTGGACACCGGCGCACGTACTATCTCGCTGCCGTCGTCCTCGATTATCGGTCTGTGCGACACCTTTACCCCAGGGCCTAAGGTAACCGCCAAGCCTAACCAGGTGCTGCTGATCACTCGCGAAAGCGAAGCGGTGGCGGCCTGGGGCGAAGACGCGGCGATCACTAAGTCGATCAAGGCGATCTACATGCGCGCCAAGGCCGTGATCGTGGCGTGTGGTGTCGAGAAGCTGGCAACTCCAGCCCTGCAGACCTCGGCCATCATCGGCGGCGTTCTGGCTGACGGACAGCGTACTGGCATGCAGGCGCTGCTGGACGGTAAGAGCCGTTTCAATGCTCAGCCCCGTTTGCTGATTGCCCCAGGTCACAGCGCGACCCAGGCGGTCGCAACGTCGATGGATGCACTCGCAGGCAAGTTGCGCGGCTTGGCCATCGTTGATGGCCCTAACACTACCGATGAGGCGGCCATCGCCTACGCCGAAAACTTCGGCAGCAAGCGCGTGTTTCTGGTGGATCCTGGCGTGCAGACCTGGGACACCGGTCTCAGTGAGACTGTGGACGCACCAGCGTCGGCTTGGGTGGCAGGCCTTTTTGCCTGGACCGATAACGAATACGGCTTCTGGGCCTCGCCGTCGAACAAGGAGTTCGTTGGCATCACCGGTACCACGCGGCCGATTGAATTCTTGGACGGGGACGCAACGTGTCGGGCCAATCTGCTCAACAACGCAAACATCACCACGATCATCCGCGACGATGGCTACCGCCTGTGGGGCAACCGCACCTGTTCCAGCGATCCAAAGTGGGCCTTCGTGACGCGTGTGCGCACCCAGGACATCGTCATGGACGCGATCCTTTACGGGCACAAGTGGGCCGTCGACCGCTCGATCACCAAGACCTACGTCAGTGATGTGACCGAAGGCCTGGAGAACTTCATGCGCGACCTGAAAAAGCAGGGCGCGGTGATCAACTTCGAAGTGTTCCCGGACGATGAGCTGAACACGGCCAGCCAGCTGGAGCAGGGCAAGGTTTTTTGGCGCATCCGCTTCACCGACGTGCCGCCGGCTGAGAACCCCACTTTCCTCGTTGAAGTCACTAATCAGTGGATCACCGAAGTCATCGAAACCAAAGCCTAAGGAGGCTTCGCAATGTCCATGATTCCCCAAACGCTGTTCATGATGAACATGTTTGTCGACGGCATGAGCTTCGCCGGCGACGTGCC